CAAATATCTGGGATCACCTCTCCGTTTGCCGAAAATTTTAGAAGAACAGGTCTGACACTTTAGCACGTTAAAGTGTTAAACTTCACCGCGTTAAAGTGGTAACGTATGAAAGTGTTGTAACATCCAGGCGTTATCCAGGTATCATCCGGCTATAATTGTTAACAAACTATGAACTATAAAAGATCAATAAAATTCATACATGAAATTAAAAAATATCAGTAGACAAAAAATCAAACCATGATACTATATACATGTAGCAAGGAAGAGCAACACATAATAAAGAAAGTGAGGAAAATATGAGAGACGAAGAAAAGAAGCATGTAATACAAGTTGCCGGGAAATACATTCAATTAGGGGCAGATCTCGAAGATATTGAAGATTCTAATGTAAAAAAATACATGAAGAAAATAGCCGCTAACGCCGTGCTTATTAACTTATGTGACGTAAACCACACAATTGTTTCAAATATCTGTGATGGCGACTTTGACAGTGTACAAGCGTACAAGGGAGAAATTGTTGATAAGTTATCAACATGCCTAACAATAATAACCATGAAAGGCGATTGTATTGGAGATTTGTTAAGCGCTGAGGAAATTGATCAAGCTATAAAATATACAATATATGAACAGACAGATAGGAGAGTGTTTAGGAATGAGTAAACCGATTAGAAAAGTCAACATTCCAGAAACTACAAGAATCAACTTTGTCGACAAGCGCACAACCATAAAGGAGACGGATGAAGATGGTGGAATCGCTTTTTATGATCTCGATTCAACCCTACTGTGTGAGGGATATTTCACAAGCCAAATTCGCGGTGTACTTCAAAAAGTTGAAACAGATAATGAGACTTATTACACTTTTACGTTCAACAATGGCGAGAAAACACATTACCGCAACTTCTACAAGTTGCGTAAATGACGGCATATATGCATCTGGTTTACCACCGTAGACCATAACACAACACACTATAATATAAACGGCTGACATTACATACTAATATAACATTACACTTCAAACAAATAACAAAAAGGAGACTTAAAATTATGAAGAAATTTGAACTTGTATCTGGTGACGAAAAATGCGTAAAGCTTGTAAAAATTAACGGTACAACCGCCCTTGCAAAAGATGCGAAACCATCTGGCAAGCTTTTAGGAATTGTAATGGGCACAGATGAAGATACTTTCAAAGTTACCTATTACTTATGTATCGAGACTGAAGAAGGTTTTGGCATTTATGCAACAGGTGTGCAGCGTGAAATTGAAAAAATCGCTGATTTATTAACAGATGCTATTGCAGATGGGCATGATTTTATCATTGAATGCACAACAGGCATTTCAAGAAAGTCAAATCAGACGTTCTTTAAGATCATGGTAAGAAGCTTTTAAACGCGGCAACGGTCAACAGTGCGGTTGATATCCAAAACGTAGAACGGAAGCTTAATCAATTTGTTCATATCTATAAGGGACTGGAAACAGTCCCTTTTATAATTACATAATGTTAACAATTTGTTAACAAAATATCTCATATTTGTTCACATTTATATGATAGACTAAAAGAACAAAAAAGAAAGTGAGGTATATATATGTATTTAGAAAGTCAATTGTTACAACTTCAACATGCTATCGTATTAAGAGCATTGGACGATATTAAAACACCCGTTTTGAGACTCAAGTATTACCGCGAAGTTAGAAGCTCACTTGAAACATTCGCGCCGCTGTATCATATGACAGCAGATGAAATGATACAAAGTGCAATTGCAAGCGGCTACATTGAGCCTTTTACAGAAAGAGAGGTGGAGGAATATGGCAAGTAAACAAAAAGAGCGCATTGGCGAAGTCCAACGCGCGAAAGGGATTTTATATGACGTGTCCAATGGAAAGTATGTTTTGCTCAAGAAACATTATACAAAAGATGAGGCACTTCTTTTGTTGAGAACTTTAGGCAAAAGAGCGCAAACCAGACTTGCAACCCTTAGAGAATATTTTAGCGAACGTGGTAAACGTTACACTGGTGAAATCAACCCTATCTATGATAGATATAAAGGATTTGACATAAAGTATCAAGGCTTATCCTTGCAAGCGATTCAGAAAAAAGTTACAACTGCCATCGAGATATTAAACGCAAAGCAATCAACTTACACGGGGTACAGACAGTTACAAAATAAAGCATACCAGAAAATGATAGAGAACCATCCAAAACTAAAAAACTTATCTTTTGAAGATTGGAAGAAAATGACCACATATATGGGCGCTTGGCAATCAGCGCACGAAGGTGAACAGTATGATAGTGAGCAGTTACTCGCCTATGCTAACTGGGCTGGAAATACACTAGGTAGCGGCTTTGACGGACTAGCAACCATGAATCCAGAAGATGTTGACCTTGACGCATGGTTTTTAGATGTGCAACGTGAGGGTAGTTCCGGAGAGTGGTTATCTCTTGATCAAGATTTTGACGACATTTAAGAGAGGTGCAAACAATGGCAAAACGAAAAGAAAAAATTTCATATTGCAAAAAGTTTCTTTGTTTTGACATTGAAACGACTCACGAGCACATTTCAGAAGATTGCGACATAATCTACACATGGCATTGGTCAGTGATGGATAGCGACTATAACTATAATACATGCTCCTCATGGTCAAGCCTATATGATTACTTACATAACCAATATCAAACATTCGCCACTCAAGGCGAAAACCGTCTTATTGTATACGTGCATAACCTTTCCTACGAAATGGAAGCAATAATCAGAAACCTAGAGGGGCACACCATGACAGGCGGCTTTTACATGGACACCCACGAACCCTTATATCTCATCATTGACGATGTTTTGGAGTTTAGGTGTAGTTACAAGCTCACAAATAAAGGGTTGGCGGCTTGCGGTAAAGATGTAGGACTTGAAAAGCTTGAAATGAACTATAAAGATATCGTAAAACCAGGCGAAACGTTGCCGCAAGACAAAGAACGCTATACATACCGTGATGTAGAAATCATGGTCGCAAAAATCCACCAACTAGAAGAACAGGAGAATAAGCCGTTTTACGACTTCCCTTATACAAACACTGGTTTCTTACGTGACGAGCTTCGCGCTATCATGAAAAAAGATAGCAAATGGATGAAAATGTTTCGTAACACTTCGCTTGACTATGACAGGTATGTGATTTGTCGAAAAGCGTTCATGGGCGGCTATACACACGCTAACTACATGTACGCTGGGCAAATCATGGAAAACGTGGATAGTTATGATTTCGGTAGTGCGTACCCGTATGCCATAGCAACAGAAAAATTCCCAGTAGCACCGCTTAAACGCTTGCCAAATGCTAATATTTATGACTTAAAACGCTTACTCAACACGGACAACTATCTTTTTATCTGTACAATTACAGCAAAGAACGTTCGCGCAAAAGGGACAATGACATATTTATCATCATCGCATTGCGAAGTATCAAGCGATAGCGTTTTGGACAATGGTAGAATTTTTAAGGCTGATATGATTAAAACAACATGTACTAGCCTTGATCTTGCTATCATTTTGCGAATGTATAAGATTGATGCTATCCGCGTAGATGAATGCTATTATTGTAGAGCTGACTATTTACCATCAGGAATTGTTTGCACAATGTTAAAATATTACAACAACAAACAGAGTTTAAAGCATGTAAAAGGCGAAGAATTAAACTACGCAAAAGCCAAAAACCGTGTAAATTCCTTTTATGGGATGTTTGTGCAAGACCCTATACATGATGTTGTTACACTTGACGGCACGGAGTGGACTTTAGAACACTGTGCTATCACAAACAGAGAAGAAATTTCTGCACAGCTTGAAAAATTTTATAAATCGTTTAGAAGTTTTTTGCCATACCAAATAGGCGTTTTTATACCGGCATGGACACGCTACCATTTAATGCATGATATAGTGTCAAAAATTGATAGAAATGTGCTTTACTGTGATACAGACAGTGCAAAAGTTATCAATCGAGAAGAATGTTTGGAAGTAATAAACGGTTATAACGACTATGCAAAATATAAAATTGACCTAGCAATAAAACGCTATGGTTTAGATTATAAACTACCAGATTTAGGAGTGTTTGACTGGGAAACTGAAAAAACTGGTGCATGGTTGAAATTTAAGACTTTTGGTGCTAAGAAATATATATATCAAGACACTGATAACAAATTGTATATGACCGTGTCGGGGCTCTCAAAAAAAGCCGTAAATTATCTTACATCCATCGAAGATTTTGAAATTTTTACAACTTTCGATAAAGACGTATCTGGAAGAACGATATCACACCCCACCACAAACGCAATTGAAACATATGATAACGGTGGAACGTGGATAGAGGACACCACTTATACTCTTTCAATCTCTCCAGAATATGGCGCATTGATTGGAATAGACGTTTATAGTATCAAACCGACGCTAATAACAAAAGAGGGAAAGAAAGAAAATACAGATGTAGATATAAATAAACGTTTAGAAAAGTTTACGGTAAAAACGAAACATTTATCACCAATTATATTAGAAAAGATAGGAGAATAAAGTATATGGAAATAGAAAATTTATATATTACTGTTGGCGATGAAACCTATATTAACATTCCATCGCTCTATACTTTAAATGCAGATGTTTATATCGTTTTTGGTGAACGTTCTGCTGGTAAAACTTATTCAGTTTTCAAGGGATTATTTGACGACTATGATAAAACAGGGGCACAATTTGTCTACATGCGTACACGCGAAGACTATCTTATCCGTGGTAGAGCGTGGGGTGCTGTCGCCAACATCAAGCCGTATGTTGAAAAAACACTATGGAAAGAAGAAGCGAACTTGAACTACTATAGTGGTGTATATAGAAAACAAGAGTTGGGACGAAACAACAAATGGATATATTCGCCATGTGGCTATAGCTCATCAATTGCCTCATGGATGAAATACAAAGGTAACGGCTACGATTTAGTTAAAACTATATTTTTAGACGAATTTATTGAGGACGACGACACTACTACAATAATACCGCTGTCAAGAAACGAATTTTTAAAAGGCTATAGTCAGCAAATATCAACCATAGTTAGACGACGTAAAGACGTAAAAATTGTAGCATGTGCAAACAGCATCAACCCGAAAAGCCCCCTGTTTGATTATTACAACATTGATGCACGTAAACTAGAACAGGGAAAAGTTTACATTTTCAATCGTAAACTTGAGGATGGCGATACACTGAAAATTTGCGTTCTCTATACCGAACCACCCAAAAAAGTACACGTTTCCAAACATCTTGCTGTTTATGAGTCCCAAACAAATGACATGACTATAAACGGAGCTTGGCAAGAGGAAGTCTATCCAGAAATTTATAATCATTTATCATGGAAGTGGTACGCGGAGTTAACAGTTAAAACCAACCGTGTTTACATTGCAGACTTTGGAATAACCGTAATATTTCCAGAAAAGCAACGTTGTCCTATGGTAATTGTAGACGGTAAATACAAATCAAAAAACAATATACTCACAAATGAGCTATATTTACCGACAACACGCAAATTGATAGAGTGGATGTTATACTACAAACGCACATCACAAATCTGTGCAAGCTCAAAAACCGCAAGCGAAAAATTCAATGACTTAATCAAGAGAGTTCTTATTGACAAAAACTAAACCTATGATAAAATAAAACTGGGACTACTAGACAGACTGTGAAGAGCAGAGTAGTTGTGCAAACTGTCAGCACGGGCGTGGAGACACGCCCACCTTTTTAGAAAGTGAGGTGTTGTGATGGATGTAAGCGCGGTAACACAAATAATTACAAGTGTAGGCTTTCCAATTTGTATGACGTTAATCTTATGTTACTACATTAAGTATCAAACAGATGTACATAAAGAGGAAACAAAGGAGCTTACAAATGCAATCAATTCTTTGAGAGAGATGATATCGGAAATCAAAACAAAATTGGAAGATGAGGTGAAAGCATGACATATTATGAGGTTATTAAAAAGGCGTTGTATATGTTTTACCATCGTGACGAATACGCTTATTTTTATGGTGCAAAAGGACAGGTGCTAACAGATGATGTGATGAACACTTTAATCAGTCTCGAACCCGCGTACTTTTCAAAATACACAACACAGGAGCTTGCAGCATATAAAGCTTTTTCACGCGGTAAAATTGGCTACGATTGTAGCGGCTTCGTTTCCGCTGTTGTAGGTGTGCAAAATTACAGCACTGGACACTACCATGACGGAGCAGAAAAAACAACACCGCTTTTAGGTACAGAAGGAAACGGCTTATATTCATCTTTTGGCGGTAAAGGCAGACATGTTGGAATTGACATTGGTTATGGATTCTTTTTGCACATGCCAAAAGAGGGACACACCATTGAATTAGGCAGAATTGCAGAATATGAATGGGAACACAGTTTCCACTTTGCAAACATTAACTATGAGGGGGCGAAAGCATGATTGATATTGAAAAGATGGTGACAACTTTAAACATTCCCGACGGTATGACCGTTGATGAAATGCGGCGTATCGTAGTAGATGTTTTAGATATGGCGAAAGCCTCAAATGAGGCAGAAAAAGCAATTGCAACAGAAAACGCAACACTGAAAACGGAAAATGATCGACTCAGCAAGCAGAACTTAGAGCTGTTCAACCGTGTGACAACTTCCATTTCTCCGTCCACTAAAACAAAGGATGAAGACGAAGACGAAAAAGAGGAAGTCACAACAGACGATATTTTAAGTTATTATATTTAAGGGGGGTATGAATTATGGCAAAAACAACACAACCGCTGACAAGCGCACAGCGCGGCGTCAACCTTTTTAACGATGCAAGAAAAAATTCTTCAAATGAGTACATGCGCGCAACGGGCGAAGTTACCGTGGCAACTTCCATTAGCCACGCTATGACGCCAATCGTTAAGTATGCTCCGTTCATGAATGAATTTCTTCATTATGTTGTAAACAAGATTGTCATTCAGTCCGTGGAATCTAAGATGTACACCAATCAGTACGAAATGTTAAAAAAGGAAGGTTTCCCACTTGGAACCGATCTGGAAATGAACTACGTCAATCCAGCTATGGGACGTGACTATGATATTTCTCTTGGAGCAACGCTGTTACAGGTGACAAAACCAGACGTTAAGACGTGCTACTTTAGACAGAACAGGAGACGACAGTTCCCAGTAACTATTCCACGTGAGCTTATGGAAGGTGCTTTTACCTCATGGGAACAGCTCGACAGCATGGTCACGGGCATGGTAACAAGTCTTTACAGCGGTAATGAGATCGAAGAAGAAAATCTTATCAAGAAGTTGATTCAGACTTCCGTAAAAAATAACGTAGTAATCAAGAAGGAAATTCCATGGGATGAAGCAGACCCAGCCGCTTCTTCTGTTGGTTTCATCAAGACAATTCAGAAAATTGCACTTGATATCACACATGCGTCAAGCAGCTTTAATAATTATCAAGCATACGCAACTGCACAGGGAATTGTAGACGCGACACCCGCTATCACATGGACACCATCCAACAAACTCTATTTGTTTGTAAGAAGTGACGTTTTAGTAAACTGTAATGTTGAAACACTTGCCGGAGCTTTCAACATGAGCAAAGCAGATTTAGTAGGCCGTGTGACGCCATTCCCGAACTTCGACTATCTTGATTTTGATTCAGCGATAGACCCTGCAACGAAGTACTGGAAAACCATCAAGGATGATCAAAATATTCTTGCTGTGCTTGCGGATGTAAATACATTCGAGTACCGTGACATTTTGAGCACAAGTGGCGACTTTTACAATGCAGCTGGTTTATATCAGAATCAGTACTTAAACGTCTGGCAGACATACGGTATTAGACCGTGGGGAAATGCTGTTGCAATTTGTAAAAATGTATAATAAAGGGGGGATAATATGACAACTGTATACTTGTTTGATTCACCATTTGATGACAGCGGTAAACATTTGTTAATCCCGACAGAAAGAAACGCCGAGGGGTTCTTGAAAGAACTTCTAGGCGTTCTTCCTTATAAACGTTATGATAACGTAACGTGGGAAAGACAGGGGCAAACTTTCCGCTGCCCTGTTAGAGCAGATGAATTAAAACGCTATAACTACATGGCGTATCAGAATGAATCACGCATTGAATTTGCGTATATTATAGACTATCAGTACGTTAATAATAAACTGACATATGTAAATACATCTGTTGATTATTGGGCAACCTATATTGATAAATATACATTCCATCCGTCTCCAATCATGAGACAACACCCCGCAAGTGATGGACTCTTTGCAAACTTTTATCCCGAACCAACACAAGTTGACAGGTGGGAAATTGCAAGAACTGAATATGGTTTTTCAAAAGATGATGATGATTCAGTTTATCTAATGACCGCAAATAATACGGACACCTATGAAAACAGGTCTAGTGATTTCTACGCGGCTATTGCAAACTTCGCCATGGGCGACTATGGACAAATCAATAATTTCTTTTCGTTGGTATCTGTCAACCCTTGCGAATGTGGCGGCATAGTCCAAAGTAACACAAGTAAGCTGTCGAGAGCACAGGCGCTTGAAGTAGTTAAACGTTATGCAAAGTGTGGTAGGCAAGAGGATATCATCGGAGCTTATCACGTACCAAAGTTTTTTGCCACTGACATTAGCGGTGAAAATCTGGACAAAGTTGATAACAGAACGGGTGAGGTTGAGCTAGTGCAATCTTTTGTTGAAAAACCATTATGGAACAAACTTTATACTTCCCCTCAGTTCAACAAGCTTACAGTTAACTGTGGTGGAAGCGCGAAAGAGTATGATTTTCGATACTTTGATGAAAGCGCCCTGTTAGCCAAAAAGTTTAAATTCAAATGGGCGGCTAATCAGTCACAGTTAGGCGGTATTGTAATTACACCAGAGCAGTACGGAAACGGTACAAATGGCGACTATTCACTTGCAAGTAGTACGTGGGATAGTGTGCAACTTTCGGCTACACAGTTAAACAATAGTGGTGTCATGCGCGACTTTGGAAATTTTGGCGTTGCGTCAATCGGAAATCTTTTTTCACTTGACATAAAAGGTGAGCTACAAGCCGCGGAAACTTTTGCAGAAAACCTAGGTGCAAAATTTGAAGAATCAGACCTAACTATTGGCAACCCAACAGGAACCATTGCAATGTATAACGCTCTTTTCCCTATGATTTCCATTGCCTGGTACTATCCATCATTAGCAGATATCAAAAAATTTAACAACTACTTTTGCATGTATGGTTATAATTACAATGGAAGTCTAGCAGATATCGTAATTGATTCTTTGCCAATTGTCAATTACGTACACACAAGCGGCGCCATAATTACAGCTGAGAATGCACCTCAGAACGCCATAGCATATATGGCAAACAGACTTGATAGTGGTGTGTGGTTTTGGCATGGTATCGGAAATTACAAGCACACGGACAAAATTTTAGAAAATCATTTTCCAGAAAGTGAGGGTGGTTAAATGGCAACATATATTGGCGAAGCTTCTAAAGATGAAAACGGCAATCTGAGGGGCGGTAAAGACGGAGATCAAAACGGGCTTGAAGTCCGTGTAACAGGTTGGTTTCCGCAAACAGGAGACGGTAGGCGCTGGGATTGGATAGCACGTATTCGCAACCGCCCAGACGTTGCACGCGGTATTGCTACACTTATGATAGAGTCGTGTGACAATCAAAACGTTGGATATAATCAAGATCGAAGGGAAACTTTCACAAATGAATGTCGAAAAGTGGGGTGGAAACCAAAAAAAGTCACTACACCATGCGCAACAGACTGCTCTGCTCTAGTTGCTTGTGTATTGAACTGCCTCAACATTAAAGTGAGCACAAGCATGAACACATATAGCGAACTCGGCGAATTGAAAAATACAGAGCTATTTGACATTTTATATGACAGTAAATATCTGACAACAGGAGACAACTTGCAAGTTGGAGACATTCTCCATATGCCTGGACACACAGCAATAGTTGTACAAAATTCAGAATCAACACAACCAGTTCCCGACGAAAATAAAGAGAATGAACAGGTTGGTGCGCGAATGTGGATAAATTGGCAAGTTTTCGAGTCTGGAAAGGAATATACTGACAATAGTGGTTGGTATATAAATGGTGATAAGGGAAGGGCATACGGGCGATATCAGTTTGATTATCGCTATGGACTAGTTCCCTTTATGCAATTTTGTATACAGCACTATCCTAATCTTTTTAGTGGTTTTCAACCCTACATTGATTTGGGTGTTGGAAATGAGCAACTTGTTAGCAACAGCGGACTGAAGCAGTTATTCATGGACTACACTAACAATCACTTAGCCGAATTTTCCAAAATGCAAAACTGGGCGATGTTTAACAACTACTATAGTTTAATCAGAAGTGAGATACAGAAACATTTGGGCTATGATGTATCAAACGTTGGGGCGTATGCCGTGGGAACTGCCGCAAGTATCGCAATTCGTGATAGTGGATATTGGGACGCTGTAAAGGATATCTTCACAGGCACAACAGGACACGAAACAGAAAGTGACTGGATAAAATTGGTCATGGCACGTCAAAACGCTAAAACGGGTGCTAATGACGGCAACCGCTGGACAACAACTCAGTACAACCGCGTCTTTGCTGACATGCAAGCCCAAACGGGCGTTATCCAAATAGGCGAAGGTACAATTTCAGACTCTACAACCTCACACGCCCCCGTCAATCCCGCGGGAAGTGACGCGGGAAGTGCATCTGGTAGCGGCACTGTCGAAGTTGTACAACCAACAACACCGCCGCCGCCTATTGGCGGTATTGATGCAAGAAATACGTTTTGTCCGTATTGGTCTTTGAAATACTTTGCAAACGTTTTGCCTTTGAAAATCAATCATTGACAATCACGGTCAATCTGGTAAAATGTAGGTAGAAGGTTGAGGGTTGAGGGGTGTGGGGTGAGGGTGAGGGATAAATTCTCTATGTTCCATGTTCCACCTGGAACATTGATACTAGAAAGTGAGGTGTTGAATTTGGCTAAAAGAAATGTTAAAAATCAGAATACACAGACAGAGAATTTACTGACAATCGGCTTATATTATACGTTTTTGCGTAGGATTGCAGTTGATGCGTGGACTTTTGAGGGGCTTCCGTTTGACGATGATGATGTTTACCGTCATGCGAATAACATTTTGAATGAAAATTTTGTACTTGGCAAGCTTGGGGGACTCTGGAAAGAAGATGGATTTTATGTTGTCGGAGATTGCACAACATCAAGTACTAAAACGTGGTATGGCGGTGCAACAAAGTATCAATGTAAAACGTTTGTTAGCACAGTCAGTAGAGACTTGAGCGAGGTGGCTACTTTAACGGCTAGCCTGTCGCCGTTTACGGACTACGACATTGTTTCTATTGATGGTCTATGTCGACATTATGCCGCGTTGCTTTACGAATGCGACAGGTGTATAAACGTAAACCTTAAAGCACAGAACACGCCCGCCATCTTAAATGCTCCAGATGGTCAAGAACTAACGTTTGCCAATATGTATGAGGAAATCGCGGGTCATAAACCTGTTGTTTATACTAGGGATATGTCACCGCTTAAAAGTCAGTATGATGATATCAGGCAGATTGTTTACCAGACACCCGCGCCTTTTGTTGCGGGAAATGTTGAACAGCTTAAATCAATGTTAATGTCGGATTTTATGTTTATGCTAGGTGTTAACGGCAGAACACAAAGTAAAGTTGCGCAAGTTTCGAGTCTTGAAGTTATGCAAGACGCACCCACCCTTATGGTTCTCAGGAACAGTTATGAAAATGCAAGACAAAATTTCTGTGATCAATGCAACAAAAAATTCGGTCTTAATGTGACGGCTACGTTTAACGACTCGAATATTGGCGATGTTGGTTTGCTCGATCAATTTTCAGTTATGGACACCAATAGAGACACGGTAGAAACCGTTAAGAATGCTGGTTTAGAATCTCAAGAAAAGGGGGATGGTGAAGATGACAATTCCAATGATTGATACTAACTTTTTGGATAACGATAAGTATTGGTATGATGTGGGGGCGGCGTATACGCTCCATGTGTATGATATTTTGCAGAATGCACAGGTTGGGAATGATCGTAGATCGAATACAAGTCTGTTTGAAAATTACGACTTTGCCGCGTTCGGACTTGATGAATACCCTTTGTTTAGTGAGGAGTTTAGAAAGCCAATTAACGATATGATCGTAAGACATTTTCTGGAATGGGAAATAGGATATGAGACGGACTTTTTGTTTCGTGAGCATATGAGAGGTGACATGGCGCGAATTATGCCCGAATTGAATATGAAGCTTAAAGCACGGTTTGAGGCTTACAACACTGAGAAAATGTTTGAGACGGAAAACAGCAAAAGTGCTCATGTTTCCGATGATTGGCATAAATTCTTGGATACTCCGCAAGGTCAAACGGATTTATTGGATGACAACTATCTGACGAATGTTTCAAAAAATCATGTGGATGATTCTACCACGCACAACGGTTCAAGTGGGACTGCCGCGGCTAATGCACAGAGCTACACGACAGCGGTTTGGGATTTTGAGACAGAAATTTGCGATAAACTGAAACATAATTTCTTGGGGCTGTTTAGGTGATTGACGAATGTATAACTTATGATATAATGTGAATAGAATTATGAAAGTGAGGTGTAAATATGGCAAATATACCAATTATCAATCCGCCGGATAAAGAGCATTTGGGCTTTTGTTGGCATCATCAATTTACAATTCCTTTGCTATTTGATGATTGCTTGTCACTTCTGCAAAAGGTGTGCGCTTTGTGGGCGAAGCTCAATGACGTCATTGACGCATTGAATGAATTTAACGATGAATTTAATGCATGGGCGAAAAGTGTAGAAGAATCTTTGAAAGATTTGTATGCGAAGTATGAGGCTCTTGATACTAGAGTAACGAATATTGAGGAGCAGTTGCAGTCTATCCAAAACGAATTGACTAATATTAAAAATGATATTTCAAATATTGAGCAACGTTTAGATAATGTAGAGAATCGAATTTCAAATGTTGAAAATGAAATTACAGATATTAAGCAGTCAATTTCCAATATTAACAACTCTATTACTCAGATTCAAGCTGACATGACTGCGTTAGAGGCAAGGGTGAAAAAGTTGGAAGATTTGTTGAAGAATCTTAACATTATTCCACCTCAGACAATTCTTGATTTAAGCGACAACGATTCAGCCTGGGCGACCGTTTGGGGTGCATGGTGGGATTGGTTTTGCACAAATGTTATTGACTTCGCAAGCAGTGACAGTAAATCAAACTGGACATTATCCAACAATTTAAAATGGCATGACACGGTGACAAAACCGAGGCGAACTATTCAAATAGGCTATTTAGGTCAACCTGTTGCACTTGTAAAGTTACCATTCATTGCGGTACGAAAAAGCGTGTGGACTTCTAAACCAACCCTTCAACAAATAGATGCAGTTGCACCAACTTTCAAAAGTGATAGTTTATATCCAACTAATGGTTTTTTTGATCTTACATTAACGCAAGAGTTTGGATACACTGTGGATGAAGTCAAACTTATGACAAGTTATATTCCTTTTTTAACTAAAGATAGTATCATTGTTAAATCTGATAATAAGTGGACATATCCATGTTTTGCTGTTCAAGCTGACGTACGTTTACAAATTCCAAAAACTGGAACTAAGGCAAAGCTTGCAATTATACCACAAAGCATCACGTTAGCGGCTGTCCCAAATGCGGAAGATCCATCAATTGCAACAGCTTGGGATTTATATATTTATTGTATCGCTGAGAATGGTTAATTAGAAAGCGAGGTATTATATATGGATTTATTGAAATATTTGGAACCAATGAAGAATTTACCAGAGAGGTTTTCCAATCTCGCGTTTTGGCATGGGGTGAGAAAGCTGAGGGATGAGGTTGTTAATGCGTTTGAATATGTGGATAGTTGGGGGGCTGGCATTGAACGTAACATTTCTGCATTGCGAAATTATAAGATTTCAAGCTATCAGAGTCCTAAATTTGACGCACATTCCCCATCGCATACCATGATTCTAGGCTTTAACGATAGCCAGCATTGGTGTAAGTTGACATTAAATAACGTTACGTTAGCGAAAAAAGCCAATCAAATTATTATTCCTATGGGAATTAGTTTCGATATCATCACCGGCGATACAACAGTTGGTGATAATGTATCATTACCTTTTGCATTGTGTCGAACTGGTAGCACATCGGTAGACTCTATTACACTTTCCTTTATAAACACTACATATGTGCCTTGTTATAGTAAGTATCAAGCACCTTTTAGGGGGAAAAATTTCTTTATTTATGGATATATAATTGAATATGATACGTAAATAAAGCCGCCATATTGGCGGCTTTTTTGTTTGTTATTTGGTTGGGAAGGTTATTTCCAGAAGATGTTTAAGGGATATCAAAACAATTCCCATATTGCAAAGCTCTTTTGAAGTTTCAACCTCTTGCACTTCATGAAAGAATGCTTTAAGCATTCGCTTTGCTGTTTTGTCTTTGCCGTATTTAATGAGTAAATCTGCAATTTCGTCATACATCTGGTTTTTCTGTTTTGTGGTTAATACATCCATGGGCAAGCCTCACTTTCATAATGGTCTTGTGGAATTTGTCCACTAACTTTATTGATTTCTGTTACAATTTTAGTTCCGTGCGTTTTATAAATAAAATATTTAATTGCGTCCATCTGGTTATTTGCAGAAACAGTTGTGTAGTCGGTAATATCGGTTTCAGTGTCAAAATACTCGATTAAATATAACTTCATGTTATTCCCTCACTTTCTCATTATGCCAATGTGCATTCTACTGCATACATTTCTTTATATCCTTGCATTTTCAACACTTCTTTAGCACGTTTGATTGCGTTTTCACAGCTATATCCATTACATGCTACATATTCGGGGAAGATTGAGTCTGTGTTTTCGTCATAGACGGCTATCTCTACTGTGTATGCTCTGTATTGTTTTCTCATTTTATACCTCACTTTCTCCTGTCAATCTCTTGTGGATATCGTCACGAGCCCCCCAGTATTCGATTGTCATGTAATTTGTTGAGCGTCTGCCCTTATAGAAAGATGGTCTTGTGCGAACCACGCCTTTTCCATACTTTCCATTGTATGCGTGTACGGTTGAACAGCCGTCGTTCATGTAACCTGGTACATCTGCACATGTGACATAGTGCAAGCCGCGTCTGTGACAATAGTCGCGAGTGTCGTCTAATAATGCGTTCATTTCTGGAATATCGTCGATTGTGTTGCGCTTATAGATCCCGTAAAGATTCATATTTACTCCATTTCTCACCGTCAAGCCGTTATGACAGCTATGATTGTTATTATCTTCATGCTCTACTTTTATTATATCTACGTGATTCGTGGCTACCAGTTGCGGCTTCCCATGCCGATGACCACAGACCACTTTCCACATTTTGCATTGATAACTTTGCTTCTATATATTTATACATTGCATTTGTAATTTTGGATTTCCCCCACATAACATTCAGTCTTTTCACAAATCTATTGTAACATGCACTATATGTATTTACTGTCTTGCACTTTCTCAAGTGCGAAAGTGTTTCTTGCAAGTCTCTGTATACGGTAAAATATATCTGTCGCTTTTCATCTAACATATCAAAATCGATGTTGGCGAGAGTGTTTAAGCTAACGTGATGCCATTCTGGATTTTTTCTAGCTTTATATAAGCTGTCAAACATGCAACACGTTGGTGCAATTGTCTGATTGCCTTGCATACAAGCGTTAAAATGTGAACAGTCACCACATACTTTTTCAACGTCTCTATAAGAATATCTTTTGCTTAATGTAAAGCTATGTGTTTCCATGAGGTAATTGATTCTGTCGCGTTCGGTGTCTTGCGATTCTCCAAACATACCATATAAAGAATTTTTTGGTACTTTCTTTAAATTACTGCAATCATTTCCCCACTGTTCCGCCATAGCTCTAGCTATTCCAGGAAAAGTCTTCGATCTTACTAATGCCCTTTGTTCTTTTGAAAGATTCCCAGCTTCTACGTACCACTTCGCCATTGTTTTTCCCGACTTAAACTGTATTCTGTCTGGAACCTCTACAATTTTTGTTGGTGTGAGCATTGGCAAGCCTTTTAACCATAAACATGTACGCTTTTCGTATGCGTCCCCAAATTGATAAGGCTGTATAATTTGATCTGGTTTTCTCCAATGTGTGCTCATTATCCCAACAGGATTTTCAATTGCTATTTTATCACAATCAGCATTCGCTATAATCATAAAAAACTTGATAGCGTCATTTCTGTCTAGCATTCTCTGAATTGCTTTATCTCCATACTTTTCATAATTGAACCATCTGTTACCAGTTACTGTTAAATAGGTACATGGTGGAAATGCTATTATCATATCCCACTTACCAGAAATTTCATGCTCTACTCCGTCAACAGTATAAAAAATACAATTACCATTCAATAATAAAGTGACGTCTTTCTTAATATGCCATTCCGGATGTTTCCCCGAACATTCGAGTAAATCGCAAGAATAAGCTTCATTCCCTAACTTTCTTAACTCAATTGTCACTCTCTGTGATTCTTCACATGCTACCAATACTTTCATTATTATTCCTTCCTTCAAGTCTTTCCTTGACGTCTTTATTTTCTTTCTCTTTCTGATTATATTATAGCAAATATCAGAAAATAAACAATGATGTTATTTAATCACTTATCAGAAGATTTCTTGATCTTTTATAGTTCATAGTTTGTTAACAATTATAGCCGGATGATACCTGGATAACGCCTGGATGTTACAACACTTTCATACGTTACCACTTTAACGCGGTGAAGTTTAACACTTTAACGTGCTAAAGTGTCAGACCTGTTCTTCTAAAATTTTCGGCAAACGGAGAGGTGATCCCAGATATTTG